AAACGACAGTCGAGAGTCTTGGAGGAGGATTAGAAGTTCATACCACAACGACTGTAGAAGAAGTCACGTCTGAATCAACATCTACTGTAACTTCAAAAAATTATCTGTCTAATCCTGGATTTGAAGCAAGCACGAATACAACCACTGCACCAAACTGGAGTACGAGTGGAAGCACATTTATAGGTGATACGTGTGGACCTGGTGGCGGTAATTGTTTAGAGACGGGCAATCAATCTACAGGCGGCGGTACTGCAAAACAGACTGTTGATTTATTCAATCAAATGACAAAGAGTGAAATCAATCAGGGATTTGATATCACATACGGTGCTCATGTGCATTCGGATAGTTCAAATCTTCAAGTCCCTCTATGCAGTTCAACATCATATCAATCAGATTGTAAAGATATGTTTAGCATTACCTTAGACATTAAAGATTCTGCTGGTAATCTTCTGCATAAATTCGAGCATGTTTTCGATAATATTAACTTCTCTGGATATAACAAGACTGATTTCTTTTTCACACAAACGATTCAATCAAATGAGTATGATAGCGCACTCGCCACATTGGAATTGTTTGGTATTGACCAAGGTTTTTTTGAAGGAAATCATGGGCCTAGATTTGACAATTCTATAATACAGACGACGTTTGACCAAACGCAGTTAATAGTATCACAGATCACTACAATTACAGAAGAGTTGGTATCAACAGCAATAGACACCCTCACGGATGACACCACCACATCGACCGAAACTCTGGATCTAGGAGAACCGACAATCGAGTCTGTAGAGACCGAGATGGAGATTGCTCCATTAGAAGTTTACGAAGTTCAGGTTGCTGATAATATGGGTGGTATGGAGAGCTTCGAAGTCACGGTTGATGCTAACATGGAGATAACAGTCGAGCCAATTGCAGATATGAATGATACTGGTACTGCAGAGACTGTTTCTGAAACGGTCGAGTCAGTTGAAGCGGAAGTTGAAACACAGGTAGCAGAGGTAACAGAAAATGCATCCGATAGTCCCGAACCAGATAGTTCAGGCTCAGATGAGTCTACTGAGGACACAGCGGAAAGTGGAACCAGTGAGCCAAAGTCAGAGTCCAAATCTGAATCTAAGGCAGAAGGAAAGTCAGAGTCCAAATCAAAGTCAGAGCCAAAAACAAAAGCCGAAGCAAAACGAGAAATGGCACAGAAGATCGTCCAGAATATCGTTGCTCGTTTAGGTAACTCTGCTCAGGATCAAGCAACACAGGTTGCATTGATGAATTTAGTCTCGGCTGATATCACCGCAAACCAACCAAAATTAATTGATAACACATCTTGGTATCAGTCGACTACAGTATATAATAATCAAAGCATTACGAATAACAATGCAGCACAATATTATATGTTTGGTGGAAGTGATGCTGCTATGAACAGTTTAGTCAGTTCACAATACAAATAGGAGAAAAAAATGTCAGACGACGGCAAAACTGAAGTTGAGTTTGCCGGTGTCAAGTTTCGAGGTGGGAAGATATTTGTAATCATTACAGCATTATCGACACTAGGAGGTGGGCTTTATGGAGCATTTGAGTTCTATAAAGACTACATGGATATGAAGGAAGCAATTCAAAACTATACCGCACCAGATCTTTCTGGTTTTGATAAGCGTATAACTGTGATGGAATCAAAGATCGATGATACACTATCCGTATTCAAAGAAGAAATGGAAGTGGTCAAGAGTGAGGTTAAACTTATTGGTGGTGTAAACCGCGACCTGAAACTAGATATGAAGACTGACATTCGTAGAATCGAAAAGATCGTAGAGGATACCGAACAGAGAGTGAAAGAGGACAGTCGAGAATTCTCTCAAGACATGAAGACCTTGAGAAAAGAACTTGACGAGAAGATCAAAAGGGCTCTAGAAAATCCATTGAATGCAATGGGAAAATAGGTTGACATTTCTGTCAATTTAATATAGTATATCATTATGGAAAATGCATTAGCAACACTACTTATGGGCGCATTGCTGGTTGGCGGTAGCGGCACAGCAGGCGCCACAAACGATCAAATCTCTTGTCTAGCACTGAATATATATCACGAGGCTAGGAGTCAATCCATTGCTGGACAGATTGCTGTGGGTCAAGTAACTCTGAATAGAGTTAATGACAATAGATTTCCTAGTACAGTCTGTGAAGTTGTAATGGAAGGTCCACATCGCTCTTCCTGGAAAGGCAATGGTGATATGATACCAGTTCGTCACAAGTGTCAGTTCTCTTGGTACTGCGACGGTAAAACTGACAAGATCCATAATGAGGGTGAGTATAGAAATATTTATCGCCTAGCACGTATGTTGATGAATCAAAAAATGATTGATATCACATCTGGTGCTACTCACTATCATGCATATTATGTATCGCCGGCATGGGCAAAAACAAAAAAACGAACTACTAAAATTGAAGATCACATATTTTATAAATGGGAAAAATAAATGTCTTTAAATACAAATACTTTTTCTATGCGAATAGAAGAGCTCGTATGTGAGTTAAATATACCATATATGGATGCAATAGTTCACTACTGTGAAAATCACGAGATTGAAATTGAAACAGCTGCAAAACTCATAAACAGTAAGATCAAACAGTCTATCGCTTCTGAAGCGAGTGACCTTAATATGATGAAAGAGAAGATTAACAAACTGCCGGTGTAATATGTACGACGTTGCAGAAGGGTTTGATGCTTACAAGACTTATCTGGCGCTTAAGCGGCACTTTACTAGTGATTATGATTATTTTAAATATAATGGCAAGGTGCGTGCCGGAGTCGAGTCATTCCTCAAAAGAAATGACAAGTTCTTTTTCCGAAAGTTAGCGAAGAAATATGACGAAAAAGAACTCGTTGATTTCTTTGTGAGCAACTTTATAGTAAGCGATAACTGGATCGGTAATCTAATATCACAAGAGAGTGAGGATAACTATGTTCGATTTAAGAAGCGTCAGGAATCTCTTAGCTATCACTTTGATACTGAGTTACGTTGGCTTGTTGATCACTGCAGGGATCACGATCTGGAACTTAATAAATTATTATTAGTAGAGAATAATAATCATCCGCTTTTACTGAAGTTCTTATTACAGAAGAAGATCAGCATCGATACAATTATCATTATGGACAGCGTGTTGAACTTCTTACACCACTGGGGCAAAAATTTAGACGACATAGTATGGGAGGAAAAGAAAAGACTTATCATTAAATACAATAAGTTTTTAACCTACGATCCGTTTGTATATCGTAAAAAACTCAAGGAGATTATCAATGAATCGTGAAGTAGAAGCATATAAAGGTGAACTCCAATATCTTCGTGAAAGAGTGAAAGAGCTCGAAATGGAATTGAGTTGGCAAAATCATAAATCGGACAGGCAAACATGGGATGAAAAAACTGTAGAGCAAGATAGATTTTTTTAGAAAATCTATTTACAATGGTCACAATATATGTTATAAATAACTTATTATATTATGACTATGTGGACAAGTAAACATACAATTTATACAAGGATACGAAAAATATGACTACATCTTTCGCAGAACTCAAACGATCCCGCAAGTCACTCTACGACAAGATCGTTTCTGAAACCACCAAAATGAATTCTGGATCACAGCAGGGTGGAGCCGATACTCGGTTCTGGCAGCCTGAAGTCGACAAGGCTGGAAACGGCTATGCCGTTATTCGGTTCTTGCCAGCACCGAAGGGCGAGGACCTTCCCTGGGTACGTTTGTTCTCTCATGGGTTCCAGGGCCCAGGTGGCTGGTACATCGAGAACTCACTGACGACCCTTAATGAAAAGGATCCAGTTGGTGAATACAATTCGATGCTTTGGAATCGTGGTGATGAAGCCGGTAAGGAACAGGCACGCAAGCAGAAGCGCCGTCTGAACTACATCTCAAACATCTATGTTGTAAAGGATCCCGCTCATCCCGAAAATGATGGCAAGGTCTTCTTGTACAAGTACGGCAAGCGGATCTTTGACAAGATCAACGATCTGATGCATCCTGAGTTTGAAGACGAGTCTCCAGTAAATCCATTTGATTTCTGGGAGGGTGCAAACTTCAAGATGAAGATTCGGAATGTTGAGGGTTACCGAAACTACGATCGTTCTGAGTTCGACAGCCCGTCCTCTATGCTCGACGATGATGATGAGCTCGAACGGGTATGGGGTACACAATACTCCCTGCAGGAGTTTGTTGACCGGAAGAACTTCAAGAGCTTTGCAGAGCTTCAGACCAAGCTCAACCGAGTTCTTGGAGCCACTGCGGTGTCATCTACCGCTGAGGAAGTCGACGAGGATATTTTTAGTGAACCTCGTCAGACTGCCGCCCCGAAGGCTGAAGAAACTGAGACGCCTTGGAGCGAAGAGTCATCTGATGACAGCTTGGACTTCTTTAAACAACTGGCTGATGATGAGTAAAAAAGCTAGATAGGCTTTTTAGGAGGGGATCCACTGGATCCCCTCTTTTTTTATTAAATTTTTCCACTTGCAGGATTTGATTTTCGAGCATTTGGTTTATCTTGTGCAACACTAGTACTAGAATTTTGAGTAACAACGTCACCAGATTTCTGTGACTGATCTACAACTGTTGTTCCGCCACCACCCTCTTTCTTAGCCGCAACATCTTTTGAGAGTTCACCAGTAGCAGCTCCTTCTGGTTTTAATCCAGGCTCTTTTGTAGAGGCTTTAAAAGCTTCTACTTTTGCTGTATCATCAATTACTATTTCACCTGTTTTTGGATCTAGTCCTGCAAACTTATATACATCATTCGGTATCGCTTTAGAAATTAAATTTGGTATATCATACCATTTAGCATTTTCATTGGGCGTAGGTAAAATTGCCCGTAATATCTTTTTAAAGAAATTATTAATCATATCACCAACACCGCCAGATGAAGGCAACTCTACTTCTTTACCAAACATTTTCATTATGCCTTCGATGGCTGGTTTTATAAGTTTATCCCATATAAATTTTGCCGGAGACGTAATGATATCCAGATACCCAGAAGCTAACTCCTGGAGAGCCTTTACCGGATCTGTCATTAAAGTATCAAACCAATCTTTGACGCCCTGAACTTTATCAGCCATAAATTTTACAATACTAAAATAACCTTCTTCTGGTTCTGATGAAAACAGATTCTTTCCAAATTTTATTAATTTGTCAAAAGTTTCGTCGAATGAAAATGAACCTAAAGCATCAGCAAATTTTTCAAACCCCATCTGTCTAGCAATCCACTCCACACCATCTTTTAACAAATCAAGAGGTACAATGAAGATGCCCTTAATCATCTTAATAAAACCACCAGCAAGACCATCTAGTAGCCTTTCCATAGTAGATCTGGTGTCGCCCTCTCCCTTTGAAGCGAATCCTTTAATGAATCCAGTAACAAAATCAAAAATTGCGAATAATGGTAAGAGAAGTTTAGATCCAATGCCTTTTAAAATCGGCATTATTTTGGAGAACAACCCACCTGCATTCTTAACTACTGATGTTATACCACTTATTTTCCCAAAAAATTTGAATACGTTCAATAAAGGTTTGAGGAAATTACCTATAGCCTTAAATCCAGTAATCAAGGGTTTCACTATAGTTCCGATAGTAGCTCCTATCTTACCAAATACAGTTTTAAATTCCTTTATCGCAACGGGTGTTTTGACAGCACCCATAACCTTACCGACATTCTTGAAACCATTAAGAAAATCTTTTACTGGTTTTAAATTCTTTAAAAAGTCTGTGATTACTTTAGCGCCAAAAACTGTCTTGAATGCTGCCCCTAGTCCTTTGAAAATTATTGGAGCTGCAAATGCTGCACGGATATATTTGTCGAGATCATAAACATAAGCAACGAGTGCTGCACCCAGGATATTTCCAAAGCCTCCAGCCTTTCCCATTATGTCTTTCCAATTTAACTTTTCAGCCGAAACTCCTCCCGCAGTATCTTTTACTTCTCTTTTTTCACTAGGATCTCCAATAAATTGTTCCAGTCGAGTATCAATTATGTTTAGTACGTTCAGAATATTTTTCTGAATATT